AATATAGTTTTTAATAAACTTAAAAAGTTTAAGTTGCTTTGCAGTTAAACCATATTGATCCATTCTGTATTACCAGGGAGCATCTTCAAGAACTGGAGCTGCTGGTTGCGCTGGTGCGCCATTACTAGTACCCGTTTTCTTGATGGTAATCTTTAAAGATTTATCTTCCTGGATATAAGCAGATGCTTCCATCCATACTCCGTCAATAGTAAAGTTTTTTCTATACGGCTTACCCGTTTTTTGATTAACTTTCTCACTATCTGTTAAGATAAGATCTGGTCTATTTTTAGTAGATGGATCTTGCGGATTTTTATCTCCGTTTCTTTTCAAACTAAATGTAGCCACCCAGTTTGGATCTTGTGGTTTTTTAAAATCAGCCATAAATGTTTATCCTTTCGTAAATTGCTGGTTTCTATCTACAAAGGCTTTTTTTAATTTTTCAAACCTAGGTAAATCTTGTGTTTTAAGCTCTGTTAAAAATTTTTTATTTTGACTTTTTAACTGCTCTAAATTTGCTTGGTGCGTACACGTCTTAATTCTTTGTTCAATAATATCTGCGTGATCTAATTTAATACCTGTGTTCTCATTGTTGTTTGGTTTCTCGTTTGGCATTTCTTCAGACGAATACACGTTGCCGTGAATACCTAATGCTTTTAAGATTGCACGATCCACAGCTCGTTTTTCTGCAATCGCTATTGGATATTCAAACTGATTATTTTTAGGAGAGGCTTCTCCGAGTGTTGTAAATTTTTTAGTATTATGTAACGCAACAGCTTTTACAACTGCTACATCTTTTGCTAAATCACAATGTACTAATTCTATATTTGTTTCTATATTATAATGCTGGGCCAATCCTTCTACTTCCAAATGTTTTATAATCCATTTGCCAGGCTTAAACTCCCACATACCACCATTGGTTTTTAATCTTTTAAGATAACTTTCAAGTGAAATTAAATTGATGACTTTACCCATTTATATTCTCTTTCGCATAGCCAGAGTTTGAATGAAGGTAAAAGAATACTGCTGTATTAAAACCTTTGTCGTGCATCGCTACACGATCACTCTGGCTATATTTAACGAAACTAACTAACGCTAAAGAGAGAGCTAAAACTATTCCCACAAGGAGCAATCGATGTTTCAAATAGTTTTTTTTTGGTTTCGCTAAATGTCGGTTCAGCAGCCATGGCTGTAAATTCATAACTAATGGATCTGCTTTAATTTCTTTCATGCTAACCCCCATAGTTTCATTGCAATATCTTTATGTTCTCCCATACCTTTCCAAAAAAAGTGGTTAAAGTCTGGAGCTATATCTTGATGCCAGGTAGTTTTACCCGCATGATTTTCCATTACTCTTTCTCTACGTTTAGCAACCATAGTTAATCTATTAAGATGTTTTTTTAGATTTTCTGGTTTCATTGCCTCGCAATTTTCTGGAGTAAAAATATTGTAGTGTTCTTCATTCATTACAAATAAATGAGGTTTCTTTTTTTCTTCATTTGCAAAATAATAAAAAGCTACCTGGGATAAATGCTCATCAAATCCTAAATAATCTTCTTCTATTTTTGGTAATGAATAATTAGATGTACCATCTTTTCTCGGTCTATTTTTTTTACGCCATTTAGTTTTAAGTTCTATAAAATTATTTTTATCTTCCAGATCTATTCTACCTATCGTTGGAAGAATGCAGCCATCTAAAGTTAAAGCAACAGATCTTTCACATTCAATAGGGGAGGTTAAATTAATTTCTCTTAAACCAGTTTTTAATGTTTGAAATGCTTTGGCTAAACCTAATCGATTAACATCGTGTTGAGCCTTATCTATGTCATCTGCGGGTTCGTATAAATTAAATTTATCTAAAATTTTATCAAAAATTTTTCTTTGCGGTGGGATCTCTTTTTTAACTAATCCTTTACCAACTTCATGCTGCCATAAAAAATTACCAAATACTAATTGAGCTAGATCTCCAATACAAACTCCAGAAAACATTTTAGAATTAATTGGTAAAGCTCTACGTTGTTCCTGGGTTAAGTATAAATATTTATAACTCCATATATCATCTGCTGCGTTAAGCTGCGATGGCGACCAATGGTTCAATTTATATAGCTCTACCCACTCTGGTAGATCTTTTATATTGTCTAAAAAATTATCATTATCCATATCAACTAAACTTTATTGGAACGATTTTAGAACAAAATTAGTCTTATTGGCAAACATTATTACCAAAAATGTTTAACCTCTGGTTGTGAAGATTGGGGATAATTAAGTATTTAAATTAAATTTTGGAAAAAAAGACATTTTTTTTGGCGCACAAACTTTAATCCATTCTGGCGGAATGCCAATAGATTTTTTATTAAATGGTAAATTAGTTTTAGGGTGTAATAAATCTAATGTGTAGTTAGGTGTGGTTTCATTAATTTTAACTAAAGCAACAATAGGAGTGCAACCTTCTTTAGCTGCTTTATTGTTTGGTTCTAAATAACAAATTTTATTAATACTATCTTCATGGAAACCTTCATAATTATTTTTACAACCAAATCTTTCAAACAACATAATTTCTCCATGATGCTGGCTACCAATTTTAAAAAATTTTACTGCTTTTGTCTCTGGTGTATAAAAACCACCAGGAATAATTACATCTTGGTAATATCTTTTTGTAATATCTTTAACCATAAAACTATCATCTGTGTAAGAATGAATTGTTATAGAATTTAATTTTTTAGGTGGGAATAATATTGCAGCTGGATCACATTTTAAAATTTTTGCAATCTCAATAGCATTCTCTGGTGTAATTTGTCTTTCTTCATTAACCCAACGATTTACAGTAACAATATTTTTCTGTAATTTTTGAGCTAGTTCTTTTTGCGACATACCCACCTGGGTTATTTTCTCTTTCAAAAAATTCATGTCTAAACTGATACCCTTCTTTGACGTTTTTGAACTAGTTATATTTCTTATGTCTGTAACATTATTTACCATAATGGCAACGTAATAAGTATTTAATTATCTGTCAATACAATTAACTGAAATGGTAACTTATTTCACAACTTGGAGTGCTTGTGGATACATAGTGGTATAACCACAACATATATGGTTAAGCCTATTGCCAATAAGGTTATATTTCCATAATGACAACGCATGGGATTAGAAAAATTTAGAATAAGCAAAGGCTTATCTTACAAAAAACTAGCAGATTTGATTGGAATTACTGGGGTTTCTCCAGCAACGACTACTTTTAGGTGGTGCAAGGGATCTAGGATGCCTGGTCGTAATTGGATGAAGATTATTAAAGAAAAAACCAAAGGCAAGGTGCTGCCGTCTAGTTTTTATGAATAAAAAGAAACAGAAATTAAATGGAAATATAAATGATTATCCGTTGGTTGAGGTTAAGTGGCTTGATTGTCTTGCTGATAACAGCTGGATGTCAATCGACAAAGCAGCTAGACTTGAACCCGCTATCGCTTATTCGGTTGGTTATAAACTCCTCCAAACAAAATCAAAAATTACCATCTTTGCCGATTACACAATCGATCCCGAAGATCAATCAATCACAGTAGGCAACACAAACACAATACCAGCTTCCTGGGTGCAAGAAGTAACGGAGATAACTTTTAAATGAAATATCTATTTTTATTTTTTATTTTTTTAACTTTAAATGCACAAGCTGACGAGAATTGGCCACCAGAATTTGAAAAATTTTGTAAAGTTTATATGGTTTATGTAAACAAATTTCCAATGCACTTTTCTGCTGGCTGTTGTGAGTTTAACCACCCATCTAATGACGTATTAAAAATAGAATATTTAGGCGACAAGTTTGAAGAAAAGGAGTGTGTATGAAGGATGAAGATAAAACATACGAGAATGAAGTTAGAATAAAACAAAATTATATTGATAATCAAAAACAAACGATTGAAGGTTTAAAAAAAGATATAGATCGTCTCCAGGAGAGCTACGATAATCTTAAAATCATAAATGATGGCCACCAAAAGTTAAATGGCGAGCTGCGTATTGAAAATAAGAAATTAAAGGAAGAAAACGAAAAATTAAAAGATCCATTAAATGGTTTAAGAAAGGATGGGGATATTTAGTGGCCAGGGGAGATTTTAAAAATAACTATTTTAATGTTGGCGATCCTTATTCGGAGTGGTGCAGAGAGAATAAAGTTTACATGATTGATTTGGATGCAGTTGGGATTTGCAAGGTTTGTAAATCTCCATTGTACTTGGCCGAGACTTGTTTTGATCGGGGCCAATCTTTTAAAGCAACAACAACTACTGAAGCTCTAGCTAATTTAGCTGGCTTACCTTCATTCCTGGTTTTTTATGAAGCTAATGAAGCTCGTAAAGTTATTAGTTTAAGAGTAACGCAGCTCACACCAGAACGAGGTAAAGAGACACTTATGCTTCCAGATGGCTGGTTCCAGGTATTAGAACTTCTCCAGGAGCAGCATAATCCTCATTGCGTAAAGAAGGAGGTTAGTTGAGTTATTTCTTTGTAGGAGATCTAAATATATTAAAGGATAAAAGATTAACACCAATTGATCGATTGGTTTATTTTAGCCTGGTGTCGTTTATGAGTAGTAAAGATGGAAAGTGTTATCCTCGATATGCAACTATTAAGCGGGATCTAGGTATTTCTAAAGCCTCTATCAATAGATCCATTAAACACCTTGCCAAACTAAAATTGATAACAGTAAAACGCTTATCTTCAACAAACCTTTACTTATTATCGCAGCAAATAGAGTTGGAGAAAAACCGCATAAAACGGCTGAAGTCTCAATTTGATAGCACCGATGTATCACAGAGACATTTATTAATAAAACCATCCTTATAT